AGGAAGCGCTGGAAGTATGCAGAGCCTTCCTTGAAGCAGGAGTAGATATCGTAGTTCTTGATAGTGTAGCGGGTCTTGTGCCCTCAGCTGTGATGGATGAGCAGTTCGGATACAATCCTATGGCATGGCAGGCCAGGTTCGTAAACTCTTCCCTACCAAAGCTTCTTCCTCATTTGAAGAATGGGTCAGCCTTGGTACTAATTAACCAAGTACGGGCATCGCTAGGCCCGGTAGCCTTGGATAACATGCCTGGTGGCATAGGACAGACGTTCTTTGCTCACAACCTGCTTCAAGTACGCCGGAACTCTTGGATTGATGAGAAGGGGCCGGGGAATACGAAGATACGGGTAGGCTTTGAGATGGAAGTACGCCTCCGTAAGACTAAGGTTGGAGGAGAGAACTGGAACTCAGCTATCGTACCGTTCAAGGTAGATGGTGGTTTCGATGTCCTGGAGAGTTTTATTCGTGAAGCTATTGAGCTAGGCATCGTTAATCAAGCTGGTGCATGGTACACGTATGGAACTATTAAAGAACAGGGTATGCCAAACTTCAAGAGTACCTTGCTAGCAACAGAAGGAGCTGTAGATAAGCTACGTAATGATGTATCACCCTAGGGATTACACGAAACAGGAGACTTTGATAGCAGAGTGCCTGACAGAGATAGGACTTAGGTACGGGGAGCAGGTAGACTTCTATCCTTATACGGTAGATTTCTACCTCTCCGAGTTGAAGTGGATAGTCGAAGCGGATGGCCCTTACGGACATTTTGGTAAGCGCGAGAAGAAACGGGACGCATACTTGATGAACTACGATGAAGTTGAGTATATTTTACATATAACAGCCACCTCGAAAGGGGCGATAAAGGAAATGATATGCCAGGAGTTAAACAACTAAGTAGTAAAAGCCCTAAGAAGGCCGCTAAGAAAGAGACTGTACCTAAGTTTACTTATAAACAAGATGAGTGGCTTATCGACCAGCTAGAAATAGGACTGGAGCGTAGGCAAAGGCCGCCCCGAGCAGGGGTTTTCTATCCCTCTGCACTAGGGAATCTCTGTGACCGCTATTTGTATTATTCTTACAACGGTCTTTTAGTCGGAGAGACCATTCCAGGTAAGCTGCGGAGGATATTTGATAATGGAGACTTCCTAGGAAACAGATATGAATCTTATTTCAGTAAGCTTGGTGTACTAGTAAGTACAGAGCAGCCTCTTAAAGTAAACACCCCGTCAATTTCAGGGCGTATAGACTTCGTTATCCTGCATCCTGACGCCGGACACTTAGTCATCGAGCTTAAATCCATTAACGACAAAGGGTTTAAAGCTTTAAAGTATGCTCCTAAACCAGAACATCTGATTCAAATACAGCTTTATCTTAATATAGGTGGTTATGAAGATGGCGTCCTGTTGTATGAGAATAAGAATACCCAGGAAGTGAAAGCATTTAAAGTAGCAAAATCTGAGGAGACTATGGCAGAGATACTTGAGCGCTGTTTCGCAGTAATGGCTATGACACAAGCGCCTGAGAAGTGTACGGGTGAGTACTACTGCCAATGCAGGAATATAGGAGGGTAGTTAATGACACTGAAAATGGAATCTTTGGAGCCTAAATGGACTCCAATGAAAGCCTTAACCAAGGCTGACGAGTATATAAAGAATTTACCGGTTCAACCTATTAGTATAGGGTGGACAAAAGAGTATGATGTTGATTTCTCTAATCTTATGAACTCTTCTAATAGAGAGCTTGAGACATTTATTACGATGTTTGGTGGCTACCGTGCTTACCTAGAGACTGAGTTAGCCGGAATCACAGCTAAGAAAGGGGCTCTCGAAGCGGCCTTTGATGAAGGCTTCGCCACAGCCTCGTATACGGTAAGCCGAGATAGAGAGGAAGGCGGTCAGAAGAAGCTCACGAAAGAGGAGTTACGAGGCGCTATCCTCCTTACCTATGATGGACTAAGGGAGTTACGCAGGGATGTTATCGAGCTTGAGGTAGCCTACACCCGTGTAGGGGGTCTTTTGAATACGTATAAGGCGGCTTATGACGCTGTATCGAGAGTCGTCACACTGAGAACTATGTCTAAAGATGGGATTAAACTTGGTTAGAGGGTATAATAGAATAATAGCTGCAGAACAGACCAAGGTATCAATGAGCGAAGAGTTAGCACAGGAACTGAATACGTCCTCTACTCCTATATACATAGGGGTTGATTGCTCCTCTAGAGCTATACATGTTACGTGTGTGGATTCTGAAGAGAACATAGTAGGACGGGCTAAGTGGGCTAGTAAGGCAGATGACTTTGATGAGCGGTTTAGGCAAATAGGACTGGGGTTTGAAGCCTTTATTAAGTCCTTAACTAATAAACCTACCGTTGCCGTCGAGTCAGCCATCTTCATTCAGAACCCTAAGTCTACTATTGAAATTGCGACAGTCGTAGCCGCTGTACGACTAGGCTGTGCATTAAATGAGGTGACATGTGTACCGGTAGACAACCGACATTGGAAGAAGGTAGTCATTGGAAGGGGTAATCTTAACAAGCTGGGTATTACAGAGTATACGGTAGCAAAGTGGGGGGATGTACTCCCTGAGCAGGATTGGCGAGACGCGGCGTGTATAGCGCTATGGATAAAAAGGAGATAGAGAACATGGCAAAAGAACTGAAATTTTCATTTAATACTCCCAATGAGAGAGTAAAATATCCTTATGAGGACACTTTCACAGAAGAGATTCCTGACATGGAATCCTTAAAAACTCAAAAAGGAACTGTAGTCTGGTGTGATTATATAGACTGCATTAATAACAAGGAGGCTGAGGGAGTGCGTCGCACTACGGGTTCAATCCTTAAGAATGCTGCTTACAACCCTCTCAATGAACAAGAGCATATCTGGACGCGTGTATGTGGTCGAGACGAAATAGCTATTCAGTTTAAACGGTCAGTAAGCCCGTCAGGGGGCACTTTTAAAGTCCCTGCGTGTTTTACGGCTTCCACTAAAGTTAAGGGCCACTTAGATTTCGCTAAGCTGCTACAATCAGATGGGACTCCCTACGGCGGGTCAATTGAGTCACAGAATCCAAGTTACTAGACGGGGGACATATGCCTAAAGTATTCTCACCTAAGATTAAAGAACTGGCTCATAAATTATATCTGGAGGGGCAATCCGCTGCTGATATTAGCGCAGCCATTCAGAAGAAACATAAAAGCCAGGTAGGAGTTTCGACTATTTATCAATGGGTACAGGCGAACGACTGGAAGGTTTCTAAGGCGGTAGCTCGTACAGCTTCTCTAGAGCAGCTTCAAGAATCCGAGACTCTTAGATTTCATCGTATTCAACAGGAGCATTTAGATGTATACGGTAAACTACGCACCAAAGCTGCGACCGAACTTGATACGCTTCAATTTGATAGGGCCTTCGATGCGGCCAAGGCTCTAGATGTAGGAATTAAAGGAGAGCGTAATGTTATCGAAGGGTTAATTAACCTCCATTTTATTCAGGAGATTATGGGAGTGCTGGTGGAGGAGATTCAAGACCGTGACATACTAGCTCGTATAGCGGTACGGTTAAAGACTGTTATGATAGCAGGTGCTGATAATGAGTAATGACCCAGCGGTTTCGTTTGAAGAAGCCTTTAGTAGATTAGGAGATGGGCTGCTTAACAACCAAACGGTACAGGTAGGCAGCTTCTGGGAATTCTTACGGGACGTATGGTCGCAATCCTTTGACCACCCGGAGTACTTCAAGGCATGGCATGTGGGCGTACTAGCTGAAGACATCGAACGCTGCATCGAAGATAAGATGAACTACGTCGCTATCTTACCGCGTTTCCATTTCAAATCAACTGTCCTAGGACACGCCTTTAGTGTATGGAGACTATTGAAGTCTTCTCGTGATTCAAGCGTTCTCTACCTATCGTTCAGCGACCAGATGGCACGCTATCATATTGCTGAGATTAATAAAACTGTTAATAGGAATCCTCAGATACAAGAGTGGATGAAGAACCGGGCACCTAAAGCCGATTACTCATTTAGATACATGGTACAGAACAAGCCAGTAGAGATAATGCACGGGGGTCTATTCTCATTCAAACGTGGTATGCACGTTAATGGAGCCTTGATTGCTGATGACGTATTGCGTGACCCTGAGAACCCTCTGAATGTTTCTCAGATTAAAAAGGTAGAAGAGCAGTTCCTTACGGAGTCTATGTTCATACCACTACAAGGTGTACCGGTTATCGTACTAGGAACTCCTATGATGCCAGGAGACTTATTAACTAAGCTTCAAGAGGATGAGCGGTTTAGGTCTCGTATCCTCCCTGCCCTTGACCCAGTGCCTGGGAGAAGGGTATTAATGCCAGAGCTTTACTCAGAGAAGTGGCTCCTTACTCAGCAGAAGGCACGACCTAAATCATTCGCATCCGAGTTTTTATTAGTGCCCCACTTCAATACTGAGTCTTACTTCAATGAAGAGGACATATTGAAAGTTGAAGATGAGAACCTACTGAATCACCCCTTATCTAGAACCTATGAGCCTGTTTTCGGTGAAGAACTCTTTGCGGGGTTTGACATAGGAAAGAAACGTCACCCCTCTCACCTAGCTATCTTCCGTAAGGTAGGAGGCTACGTGGAACAGATTCATGAGTCCTGGCTTGATGGGTGGTCATACTCAGACCAGATTGATTTCCTTAATGAGGCCGCTGAGCATTTCGGTATACGACGTGGCTATATAGATAATACGCGAGGTGAGCTAGAAGATAGAGGACTGGACAGGATATGGGAGGCTATGGTCTTCTCTACCAGAACTAAGAATAATATGGCTCAAGTCTTTGAGAAGTATGTTCACTCAGGGCAGTTTAAGATGCTAAAGAGTGAACGGCAGCGTCAGCAAATACTATCAGTGAGTAATGACCTGAAAGCCCCTGAGACTCCCCTAGGGCACGGTGACTCATTCTTCTCTGTAGCTATGGCTCTCTACGCTGCTTACGAATCCTCGCGTTACGCGGTTACTAATCTAGGTAACTTAATGGACTGGTGGGGTGACTTCGAAGAAGAAATGGATAAGAGCCCCGCAACTAGTATGGAGAAACGCTGGAACCCCAGCAAGAAAGAGTTGACTAACGAAGAGGAAGAGAGTACAATAGATTCACTGGCCTCAGAAGCGGGTACGACGCCCGACTTTACATCCATTGATTCTTTATTAGCTCAGCGAGCTAATGCGCCTAATCCCGCTTGCGAGGAGCCTGCTTGTCAGCCCGCGTTATGGGTGCCGTCGCGTAATCTCTGTTTGTACTGCCGCTTCCGAGGTTAATATATTTGTGCGTAGGGGGGATTAAAGTATGGTAGATTTAGCGAGTGTGCATGAGGTGATGGAAGAAGACGCAGTGGCTCTGTCTGAACAAGCAGCAGTTGTCTTAGCGCATAGATATTTCCTTCGTGATAAAGA